AAACTAATAAGGAAGATTAGTATCGGCAAAGATTATAAGAATGACGCCATGCACTATGCCGTGGGGCAAGAAGTGTATGGTGGTCATACTATATGTGACATCTTAGAAGAAGATGAGAAATACAGTGTTTATATTAGAAAAGGTAAAGATGTTTTACCTTGGAAAGACTTCAACAAAAATATGGCTGTATCTGTAGAATATAATCTGCAGTATTAATGAAGTCGGTTTACAACTTTGTTGTAACGCCTGTAAAAAATAGATACAACAATACAAAAGATATAGACGGTAAAGAACTTATAGTTAACACAGAGGTCTATAATCATCAATACGTTAGTAGAGAAGCTATAGTAAAAGCAATACCCACTGTTGGTGATACAGATATTAAAGTTGGCGATAAAGTTATAGTACATCATAATGTATTTAGAAGATGGCATAATCAACATGGTATAGAAAAAAATAGTAGAAGTTATATTGATGAAGAAACTTATTTAGTACAACCTGATCAAATATTCTTATACAAAGATACCGAATGGAAAGCGCAGAAAGGATATTGTTTTGTAGCGCCAATAAAATCTACAAATAAACTAAGTGTAGATAAAGAAAAACCTTTAGTTGGTATTATTAAGCATACTGACGGTACCGTGAATAAAGGTGATTTAGTAGGTTTTAGACCTAGCTCAGAATATGAGTTTATTATAGATGGTCAAAAACTATATAGAGTATTATCAAATTTTATTACAATCAAATATGAATATCAAGGAAACGAAGAAGAATATAATCCAAGCTGGACATAAAGCAGTTGAAGAACTGATTAAAGTCGCTAAGGAAGCTATTGTAGATTCTGACGATGATATATCAGCTGATAGATTAAAAAACGCAGCTGCTACAAAAAAGCTA